CGCCGCGAAGAACTCGCAGACGTAGCAAGCGGCGCAATCACAAAACCCATTGCCGAGGAGGTAAAAATGGAAACCAGAACTTTCAAACCGGACTCTGCTGAATACAGAGCAGCATGGCTCAAGGATCTTATGGGCAGACCTCTGGACGCTGAAGAGCGTGCCGCGATGTCCACCATCGATGTGATCCCGACCATCACCGAAAATACGATCATCAACTTCATGAAGAATGCTGACCTGCTGAAGTACATCGACTTCACGACCTATCCGGGTCCGGTCAACATTCCCAACTACACCACAAACGGCGACGCAGCATGGTCCGCCAGCAATGAGCAGCAGGATGCCATCGGCCACGTTGCCCTGGCTCTGTACCAGCTGATCAAGACCGTCGAAATGCCCCGCAGCGCTGCTGATATGAGCATTGATGCATTCGAGGCGAAGCTGGCCGAAGCTCTCGGCAACAAGATCCGCGTCGCGCTGCAGAAAGCTGCCATCGTAGGCTCCGGCACCGGCGAACCCACCGGTATTTCCGGCACCGTCGGCACCGCTACCGGCACCTTCACTAAGGCTGCCATCACCAAGGCTGACCTGATGAAGATCATGGGCTCCCTGGGCAGCCAGTACCAGGCTGACGCCGTCTGGATCATGCCGACCAAGGTCTTCTATGAAGCAATGGCCGTCTGCGATCTGCCCGGTTTCGTCGCGCTGTCTGCAGATCTGAAGCCCGCAATCGGCGGAAAGCCCGTCGTTATGGACGATAACTGCGTCATCAGCTCCACCGACACCATTTTCTATGGCTGCGCCAAGGCGTACCACATGAACGTTGCCGGCGGCATCAACATCGACAGAGACGACAGCGTAGGCTTCAAGAGCAATGCAGTCAACTACAGAGCCGTCTGCTACGGCGACGGCAAGCTGGATGCGGCCGCAGCCTTCGTGAAGTACACGAGAGCAACCTCTTAGTCGATCACTTGAATTGAGGGAGGAACATTATGAAAATTCTGATCGCGATCCCGTCCGGGGACGAGGTAAAGGCGAACTTCGCTGAATGCCTCGTCGGGCTCCGGACGCCTGTCGGCACGGAGATCCTTTTCTGCGTCGGCAGTCTGATCTACGACGCCAGGAACAAGCTGGCAAAGCGAGCCGTCGATGGCTGCTTCACTCATGTGCTGTGGATCGACTCTGACATGACGTTCGAGCCGGACACGCTGGAGCGCATGATCGCATCCATGGGCGACGACAAGGACGTCCTGACAGCGCTGTGCTTCGGTAGGAAAGACCCTTTCCCGCCGTGCGTATATAGCAAGTGCAGCATCATCCCGGAAGGCCAAGTCTATCGGTTGGACGTTCAGTATGTACAGTCAATACCAGAGGGAGTTTTCCCAGTGGAAGGCTGCGGCCTTGCCGGGGTGCTGATGAAGACGGACGTGTTAGCGGAAATCGTCAACAAAGGCGTCATGCCCTTCTCTCCGATCTACGGACTCGGGGAGGATCTGAGCTTCTGCGCCAGGTTGAACAACCTCGGCAAGAAGATCTGGTGCGACCCCTCAATTCAATTCGGCCACGTTTCCTCCGTCGTGATTGGCGGTCAGTCATTCATCGACGAATGGAACAATAAACCTAAGAAGGTGACGCTGTGAAGCGTTTCACCGAGGGCGGAGGTCTTATCAATTTTCTACTCCGCCCCCTCCTTTAATGAACACATGGAGAACAGACAATGGCACTGACAGATGACATCAAAAAATTCTGCGGCATCGCGGACTACAACGACTCGAAGGATTCTGTGATACAGATTCATATCGAAACGGCAAAAGCAGACCTCGTCCGGGAAGGAATCCGGCAGGAAATCGTAGCAGCTTACACCGATCCGCTCATTGTGACGGCGATCACGACCTATGCAGCCGGCATGCTGAATGTGGAGGGGCGCGGGCAGCAGTTCCTGGCCCTTTATAGGGAACTCCGGGACACGCTTGCGCTGACGCAGGAATACATTTCGGAGGCGAGCGATGTATAACGACGTTTGCGAGCTGGTGCCTGTCACCATCGTGAAGAACTCCATCGGAGATCCGGTGCGTACCGATGGGACACACCTCCAGCAGGTGCCGTGTCGGGTCAAGAGCGTGTCCATGCGGGAGCGGTACATGGCCGAGACGGTTGGCGGGACGCCGGAACTGGTGATCACGCTGGCCGACAAAGGCAACTATAACGGCGAGGAGCGCGTGGTGTATCGGAACGTTACCTACAGGGTCGTCCGCGAATACTTCACAGACACCTCATCGGAGATCGAATTGGTGGTGAGCAAATGGCAGCCGTAGGAATCAAAGACCTCCGTACAGCCCTGGATAGCATCCTGGCAACAGTATGCGGGAATACAAGCAGCACGACGGCGGTCGACATTTCATTCAAGAAGGCGCGCGATCCGTCCACAACGGTGTACCTGGTCTACGACCTGGATGACACTGCCGGCGAATGGACTCAGCAGGTCATGCTGGAAATCCGGCTTATTACGCACGGAGATGACACGACCGCGCTGGAGACGCTCGGCGATAAGCTGTGGTGTGATCTCGACCACTTCTACCACCTGGACTCCAACCTGGAGTTCGCGATCTACCGGAACGTCCGCAACAGCTTGGACGCGGACGACAAGACACTTAATGTTCGCAGGCTGCTGTTTGAGCTGCGCCTGCACGTATAGGAGAAATACAAATGGCAGTTTACACAGGTTTAACATCTACCACCAAGAAGCACCTCCAGCTCGATGCCGGGGCGCTTTTCAAGGGGTTCACCGTGGGCACTGACACCTATGCTACCGCGGTAAGCGGCGGCAAGCTGCTCGGCGCAACTGTGGGCGGCTCGACTTTCAGCGCTACGCCGGAAGTTCGCCAGGTCTCCGTTGACGGCGTAAAAGGCCCTACCAAGGGCTTTGAAGTCTTCGAGAGCTGGACGGCAACCCTCACGACGAACCTCAAGGAAGTCACGGCTGACTCCGTAAGGGCAGCCCTGGGCGCATGGAAGGCCGGCACGACCGTGACCGGTTATACCAGCGTGCAGCCGACCGATGTGGCCGACAGCCACTACATCGATAACATCGTTTGGGTCGGAAAGATCGTCGGCGCGACGGATCCGTGCATGATCGAACTGAAGAACGTCCTCTCCCTGAATGGCTTCAACATCCAGGTGCAGGACAAGAACGAAGGACAGGTCGCGGTCACGTTTACGGCTCACTATGATCCGTCTGATCTGGAGGCCGTACCCTTCGAGATCTTCATTCCAGCCGTATCTTAACGGCAAAGGAGGCATAAATGAGAAAATTGAACACCAACGACGTATTCGCGGCATTGAGGCTGGTCAGCAACACCGGCCTCCGTGCCCGGGTCAAAACGCTGCTTGAAAATCTCAAAGACATGAAGGACATCGACCTTCAGAGCGTCGGCATCGACGGGATCCTGGAGATCATTGCCGGTGTATCGGGCACAGGCGGGCAGCAGATGTTTTACGAGTTTCTCTCCGGTCCGTTTGAGTGCACCGAAGAGCAGATCGGCCTGATGGATCTGGACGAGCTCGCGGATAATCTTACACAGCTTTCCCAGGAGAACGACCTGGGAAATTTTTATCGGGCGCTTTCGGGTTTGATCTCGAAGAAGCGCTGAGAATTGCCGGCAGATACCCATGGGAATACTTCAGCCGGCTACCAGCTGCGGAGTGCATCAGCGTGCTCGTAGATGCCAGGAAGAAAGACCTCGACGATAAGCTGTTCATGCGCTGGATCCCATATCAGGAAGCGATCAGCTTCGACGACTTCAAGCGCGACCTGATGCCGGGCCCGCAGAAACCTACGGAAGAGATCCTCAAAGACGTTGAGGGTTACATAGACATATTCAACAACGGCCTGAATAAGGTGGACATGGAATTCTATGGAGATCTTTAAGTTATTCGGCAGCATCCTGGTGGATAGCGCCGATGCTGAAAAATCAATAAGCAAGACCAGCGAGAAGGCGGACGGCCTCGGCAATAAGCTGGCGAACGGCGTCAAGACCGCTGCAAAGTGGGCTGCCGGCATAACGACTGCAGCCGTAGCTGTTGGCGGAGCGATGGTCGCAGCTGCGAAGGACACGGCTGCCACGATGGACGTTATCGACAAGGGCGCACAGCGCATGAAGATCTCCACGGACTCGTTCCAGGAGCTCTCCTATGCTGCTGATCTGTCCGGTGTGTCCATGAGCACGCTGGAGAAGGCCGCAAAAAAGCTGGAGGGCACCGACATCAACTTCGATGAGGCCATCGAGCAGATTTACGCTCTGGAAGACGCGAACGCCAGGTCTGCAAAGGCTGCGGAGCTCTTCGGAGAGACTGTGGCCTACCAGATGACCCCGATGCTGAACGCATCTGCAGAAGACATGGCCGCCATGCGCCAGGAAGCGCACGACCTCGGCCTCGTAATGGGTGAGGAAGCCGTGCAGAACGGCGCGGCCATGAACGACATGTTCGCAAAGGTAGACGGCGCGATCAGCTCGCTGAAGAACTCCCTGGTGTCCGACTTTATGCCCTACGTCATGGAGATCCTGCAGTGGGTCATCGACAACATGCCGCAGATCCAGGAGACGGTGAAGTCCGTCATGGATGCGGTATGGCCTATCGTGAAGTCCGTGCTGGACCTCATCATGCAGGCCCTGCCGCCTCTCCT